CTTGTAAATCTACACCTAACATATTTAAGAAAGAAGTTAAGTGTGGTGTAGAACCTTCACCTGCACCTAGTATGCCAATAGGTTTACTTTCCATCAACGTAACATGATGTTGAGGAAAAGTCTTAGTGATATACAAAGCAGTTAACCAACCTGCCGTGCCACCACCCATTACTAATATTTTTTTAGCCGTTGTATCCATTGTCTCCGTATTTAAAGTTAGGTCCTGTAAATCGTATATCAAAACTTAACATTATTCTTTCTTTGTCGTTGTTGTGAGGTGTAGTGCCGTGGTCTAAGAAACTCGGCCACAAGTACAAATCACCTTCAGCAGGTGTATAAAATCTCATATTACCTTTATCAATAAATTTTGTAGTCCAAGAATTAGTTTGTGGTCGTGGGTCTCTAAAGTAAACTTGACCAGAGTTTTCTGGCACTTGTAAATAATATGCACCAGACATTGTATGCTCATTATGAGTATGTAATAAATGATAATCACCTTTCTTTAATATGTTTGCCCACATATTAGTGATATCTATTTTATCTATATTCTTACCAAACAAACTTCTACAAAAATTTTCTATTGTTTCTGATAAATGATGAAAACGTAAAGTAGTTATACTAACCCATGCACCACTAAGGTTTTGATTAGGGTCTCTTATCTGTACTTTGTTATCTAGTAAGTAATCTAATATCTGATTATCTTTTCCTATATTAGTACGAAAGAGAGGTGTATGCCATAGTTTTTCTTCAATTATTTCCGTCATTCTTTTTCTCTTTTATAAGTTTCTGCAACTCTGCTGTTGAACCTACAAAGAGATTATTTTCAACTTTGTTAGGTCCTTTTTTTGTTTCTTCCCCTAACTTCTTCATCTTTTCTTGTAACTGTAATAATTTTTCAGTTACCTCTCCCACATTCTTAATTAATTGACCTGCAACTTCATATGTTCTTGGATGGTCTGTTTCTTTTGCAAGTGTAAGAATACCGTCTATTGCGTCTTGTCCTCTTTCTACTAGATTATATAGGTTTTCCCTACTATACTTATAATCACTAGTAATATCTTCTTTTTCATTTGGTGTAAAAGGTGGTGAACCTTCTGGCATATCAAACTTTACATTATGATTGTATGTAGCTTGAAATATACTTTTAACAACAAACTTAACATCTCCACTAAACTCTTGTAGTTGGTCTACTTTACGTTTATGTTGTTTGAGTTTGTCAATCTTTTCTAGTCTCTCATATATTGTCATAATTATTTCCTATGAAAATCACCAACTTGTTCTGTTAACATATTTAATCTATTGACTATTAAATAATTAAGAGCTTTCATATTTGGTGTTGGTTTTATATTGTTGTACTTATCCATAATCTTATCTGTTACCTCTTCGGGTATTTCATCTAGATTAATCACTTTATTATTTCTTTGGAAGTTTCTGTATGCTTGTGAAGGCATAACCTCTTCTAAATTGTTATAATTATCCAGCCATAGTTCTATCTTCTTTTTAGATAGTGGTGTTTGTTTTTTATCTTCGTCTACAAACGTATCATCAGATGAAAGTACATTAGGTACACCATCACTACTATCGCCTCTAAATATGTGTTCACGTAAGTAATTAATTGGGTCTTCATGAGTAACCATCTTTCTAGTAATTGGACTATACTGTTTAACATTATCATATTTATGTAATTGTATAAAGTCTTTGTCTGAAGATATAATCATTACGGGTTCGTGTTTACCAAACTCTTGTGTCTCTTTAACTAGAGTAGCAATAATATCATCAGCCTCTACACCAAACTCATGTATTACATCGAATGGTAAGTGTTCTGATATTTCTTGTCGTACCTTTGTAAATGTATTGAATATTGAATCCCAATCTTTAGAATCAGAATCTCTATTCTTCTTACGACTAGCTTTGTATTCGGGATAATAATTCTTTCTCCAAGAACCACCATCACAACATACAATCATACGACCATACTCTTCTCGATACTTGACGTTGTACATCCGAAGTGAATTTAAAATAAAGTGACGAATAAGACCTTCTTCTTCTCCACCGCCCCGTGCGAATAACGCACCCATTGCTATACCTGAATAATCTACTACTATCATTATGTTGCTATACTACCTCAATTTAGCGTAAATGTAAAGACTATTTTTTAATTAAATGACTTAAATGTTTTCTATGGATTTTACCACCAACAAATGCATTATAGTATTCATTTGGTTTTAATAATACATCGTTATCTATTTGATACTTCATTTCGTAGTAAGACATCTCGCCTGTTGTTTTACATAGTCTTAATATATACTTCTCAAATCTCCAAGTGCCTGTGTTCTCTACAAGTTGTTTTACTGTATCACTTGAACCGTAGTAATCTTTCCAATCTGATTCTTTGATTGACCGTCTTTTGTTTTTCTTACCTTTAAGTGGCGGTCTTGTAACTTTATTCCAAAACTTTTTCTTACCGATATATCTCATGTTAGTTTCTGTATCAAGTATCTCGTATACAAAACCAATATACTCTTCGGGTGCCTCCTCGAACTTCTTTCCGTTAGACAACAATTTCCAACCTGTGTATGTATTCTTAATGAAGTCTCTCCGTACTACCAGCTAAATTACCTGATATAATATATCGTTTAATATCTGAATTACTAGGTGGTTGATAATGTAATAACCATGATGGCCATATACATACTTTACCTACTTGTGGTTCTGTTTGATACTGATTATCTTTAGAATTGTTTGGGTCATAATATAAAGTACCTTGATGAACACTTGGGTCTACATCGATATACCATACAAAAGAATATCCTACGTCTCCGTGGTCATGTGGATGATGTTGCATAAATCCACTTGTTATTTGAGTCCAAACATCATCTAAAGCTAGTTCACCACAATCTTCTTTTTCTGTTACATTATCTACTAAAGGTTTTAAATACTTCTCACAGAATGGGCCCCAATATTCCATTTTAGCTTCCCATCCCTCTTCGGTCTGACTAGCAAAGTAGTCTGTTTCCATAGGTGGTGTGTGAGATTGTTCTAGCTCTACTTCTTCATCTTCAGATACTAAAATATCCATTTGTCTTAATTCTTTTATAATCTGTTGATACTCTTGTTGAGCTTCGTGATTGTTAGTTACGATACCTTCGTAAATAGTAATTGGTTTAAAAGGGGTTACTGCATTCATTCAAATAACTTTCTCCATTTCGTATAATCATTGATAATACCTTCGTAAGGTTTATCTTGTTTAAATATTTTCATTATCTCACAATGTTCATGTTCATTAGTAGGCCACTCATGTATATTATCTTTATCAAACATAATGACAGTATAACTCTGTCTTCTTGATACTTTTCTTCTGATACTTACACTCATTATCCTTTATATCTTAATTTCCAAGCTAAAGTAACCATTCCTACTATTAACAAAAACAATATTAAATTAATCAATCCAAGACCCATCGGCTATCCTCTTTTCTTTTAGTTCTTCATAGGATTTTTCTTTAGTGCCACCATCATAAGACCATCCATATCCTTTATTTATCATTTCTTCTTGAATAGATATTGTCTTACCTTCGTGGTACAACCATCCTAACATTCTACCATACTTACCATCTTTTTCTGTTTTGATAGTAATAGGTTGTTCTAATTCTTTCTTTAAATACTCTTTAGCTTCTAAACCTAGTTTCTTTTCATACAAGTCTCTAGTTCTAGATTCGGGAGTATCTATACCTGCGACTCGAACTCGTTCTTTCTTTGTGAGTCCAAATCCTAAATCGATTAATACGTCAATGGTATCACCATCAACTACTTTTACAACTTCTTTTACTTTATATTCGTAAGCCATTATATTTCTATCTCCTTTCCACAGAATGGACAGAACTTTGGGTATCTATCAGTGGGGTCATCATCTATGTCTGACATTTGCATATCTGTTGAATAAATTGTATATCTCATTCCACAATGTGGACATTCTATAAAAATTTCTTCTTCCATGTTATCCCTCGCAACTTGAACACGTTAATAAATTTCTACTTAACTCTTGAGCTGGATTAGTTCCTCTATGATAATATAAGGTTTTAACTCCTAACTCCCAAGCCTCTATTAGTAGTTTATTTATATCACGAGGTGGTGTCGAGGGGTGAATCATCAGATTTAAACTCTGTGATTGGTCAATGTGTTTCTGTCTAGAGGCTGCTTGTATGATAATATCTTTTTGTGATATTTCACCAAATGTCTTAAAGACTGCTTTTTCCTCATCAGTTAAAAAGTCTAGGTGTTGTACTGAACCACCTTTAACTAAAATTGATTTCCATGTTGTTTTATTATTCTTATTGTATCCTTCTAAAACTTCTTCTAGGTAAGGGTTCTTATAAGTAAACTTACCTTTAGCTAAATCTTTTACAAAGTAATTACTATTCAATGGTTCTATACTTGGTGATACTTGACCTAATATAAAACTAGATGAAGTAGTAGGAGCAATGGCCATAGTCGTTACATTTCTCATACCATAACCATCAAGTAAAGAAGGTTCACCATATATCTCTGCCATCTCTTTAGATGCAGCTTGTGATTTCTTTTTAATTAGTTTGTGTATTTCTATATTGACCATGTTGGCTTCAAATGATTCAAAGGGTATCATCTTACTTTGTAGATATGAATGCCAACCTAGTACACCTATTCCCAGGGCTCGTTGAGTCTTGGCAAAGTGTAATGGTCTTTTCATAAATGGTATTAGTTCAGCCTTATTAATAAACTCTGTCATTACAGCATCTAGAAAGTATGTTAGTATTTCAACTGCATCTGTATCTTTCCATTCATCGTAGTGTAATAAATTCATTGATGATAAGTCACAAACA